GAGGCCGGATGGTCCGAGCAGGCCCCCGCGGGCTTCATCGCCCTTACCTTCCGGGAGGCCGCGGAACAGCTCGGGCAAATGGCGAGGGAAGCCTGATGTACGCGAGCCTCTTCGATCTCTACGCCGTGCTGGACGCCCTGATCTTCCAGACGGTCGGCGCCGACGCCCACATCCTTCCAATGGGGCAAAAGACCACGCCTTCACCCGATCAGGTGCTCGTCGCCCGCAAGCTGAACATGGGCAAGAGCTTCCGTGGGGAACTCGGCGGGCCGGACGCCCTCTCCAAGCGCGTGGGCGTCTATGTCGTCACGCTGTCCCTGCCCCCGGACATGCCCGTCCCCGCAGGCTACGCCTTGCAGGGGCGCATCGAAAACGCCTTCCGCCGTACCGCCCTC